AAGGCTAGGCACGCTAAGAACATTGCCCGAGGCAAACTTTTTCCAGCCTACTGGGCAGATAAGGTGAAATGGTAAGGAGAATGGCTTATACGAAAATTAATCTTTTTAACAATTTTCTTGGGGCTATCTTTCTACGGCTTAAAGGCTGTACAGCGAACTTTGGATTACAGCGAAATAAGCTGTATTGCAAAGAATATTTATTATGAGGCCAGGAATGAGAGCACAGCGGGACAAATCGCTGTCACTCAGGTCGTGTTTAACAGGGTTAAATCAACCCGCTTTCCTTCAACTAGTTGTGATGTAATCCAACAAGGAAAACACGTTAATGGTTTTCCTGTATTAAATAGATGTCAGTTTAGCTGGTATTGTGACGGCAGAGGGGATGTCCCTCATAATATGAAAGCTTTTGAAAAATCACAGAAACTAGCTGAATTACTATTTTTTAGTAAAGATTGGCTTCCAGATTTAACGGACGGAAGCCTATGGTATCATGCTGATTATGTGAGTCCTAAGTGGAGTTTTACTAGGAAAAAAACTTTAACAATTGATACTCATATATTCTACAAATGAACCCAGCAGACCATCTTTATTATTACGGACATTTACCACAGGCAGAATCGATAATGGAATTTGATCAGATAATTATATTAATAGAACGTGTTGGGTTGCCCGCTGTTATTATTGGTGCTTGCTTTTATTATATAGTAAAAACACAGCAAGCTCATAGGCAAGAAATCATACGGTGGGAAGAAAAAGATTCAGAAGGTGATTCAAGATTGATTGATGTTATAAAAGAACAAAACGCCAGGAATGAACATTTTGCAGAAGCTATAAGCAATTTAACGATTAGTAATAAAGATGTTACTAAGTCAAATGAGCGACTGGCTTCTGAAATAAAAGGTATGGCTGAAGCAATGATCAGGAGAAGCTGATGGAAGAAATTATTGAAAAGAAAACTACTAGGAATGTGGGGTCAAACAAGCCTTCCATGACAGTTAATGAGCGGATTCAGGTCTCTCGGTTCATTGCCCGCTTCATCATTGCTGGAGCTGCATTAGGTATTTTTGCGTACATCGTACATATCATGCTTGGATCAGCAGATGAGCTACCAACTTCATCAAAAGATCTCTTGAACATTTTAATAGGAGCTTTTATTCCAATTTTAGCAGGGATAGCAAAGTTCTATTTTGAATCAGGTGGTGATCTTCATCAAGAAGAAGAAAAAAACGTGATTCCTCCCCATAAACCTAATGACCCAGAAGATCCATATGGAAGCTCTACTCCTTAATATGATCAAAAGTTTAGTGATTGATAAAGCTCAATCGCTGGCCCAAGAACACGTACAGGAAGCTATCGATCGAAATTTAAGTGATGATCAAAAGCACGTATTGGATGCTGTAGTTGATGCAATGCCTGATAATAGCTTTAAATCTGTAAAGGATTTCTTAAATGGATGATGAAAAAAAAGTCCCATTCTGTCCTGAATGTCACAGCTACCCTTGTTCTTGTGAAGACAATATAGCAGACGACGACTGGCCTGTCCACGGTATATGAAAATCAGCAAAAATTTTAGCTTAGGCGAGCTGACTAAAAGTGAAACAGCTACTAGGCTAGGTATAAATAATGAACCTGGTTCAGAAGAACTAATATCGTTGGTCTCTTTGGTTCATTGTGTTTTGCAGCCGATCAGGGATCATTTTGGTAGAGCTATAACTGTTACGTC